CTAGAATACAATCAGCTGTGATTGCACGATCCATTTTAATTAATGTTCTTAGAGATAAGTACGCAATGCCATTTACAAAGATAGGAGTGCTACTTGGCAATCGTGATCATACAACTATGATCCATCATGTTAGAATGAAAATGAATAAGGAACATTTCTGGAAACCAGATCATATTATCTGGAACAGATATAAATATGTGATGGATAATGTTAAGTAACTATTTCTTAAATCCTGCTAATAAACTCTTATAAGACTTCTTAGAAATTGTAGATTCAGATTTACTTCTTGATGTACCAGCTTCTTTTCGTTTGTTAATATTATAGTATAAACCTTTACGAGCAGTCTTACCTTCTTTTGTTTTATGATATTTAGATTTATCCATATTACATTGATAGCAAGGATTTGAATCCTTTAGCCATCTTTCCTGTTACACCTTTAATAGTTCCTTTATTCTCTGACGCATAGAATACAGCTTTACCTTTTTCTTTACCATATTCTTTTTGCATTTCTGCTAAAATCTTTTTACCTTTTTTATTCAGTGGCATTTATTCTCCTGCATATTTATGTTTGCACTTTAGTTTTTTTAAGTACTCAATGTACATATTCATACGCTTATCATTTTCTGTATTTATGACAACCTTTTGTTTCTCTGATGTTCTTACATTATTAAAGTAAATATCATAGCAACTATGATCAAGACTATGGCAGAAGTTAAGTTTCTCTGCATTTATAACCCAACCCCCCTCATTTGACATATGCTCCTTGCCACAGATATGGCAGTTACCACAGCTCTTTAATATTTCTTTTCTTTTACCCATTTTTTATTTTCTAAAAAAATCATTTGTAAAAAATTGTCGCACTCAACCAGCATACACCCTAAAACTTTTGTCGTCTAGTCTTCAATAAAATAAATTAAAAAAAATATTCCTAATAAAATATCGTTTGACATAAGATAACCAATATGGTAGACTACCTAAATAATAAAAAACAACAAAGGAGAAATTATGTTTGATAAAAGTAAAATAAAAGAAACTTGGAATAGACCAAAGTTATTTTGGCAAGGTTCAGTCTATTCTGATTTTAGTGGTCATTTAAAAAGAATACAAATATATGGCTACTACTTTCATAAGTCTGGTTTTCATATTTATCTAAAAGGAAAACAAACAGATTTAAGAACGTCTAAATCTAAAACAAAACTTTATTGGTCTAGAGAAAATGTTTCACTTATAGATCAAGATAAAAATTTTGTTATTCAGTCTATGATTGAAAAACAAAAACAACAAATAAAAGAAAAGATGGAAAGCATTCAAAAAGATATTGATGATATTCCAAACAGAATAAAAAGATTGCAAGAAAATAAATCTCGTTGGCAGTCTTTATTAACTGATAATAAAATAAACGAACAAACATTTAGTATTAGGTTTGAAAGAAATCCAACTGATACAGATGTGTATGAATTAAAACAAAGACCAATATATATTCCAGATGAAATTCAAAGCCAATCGGATTTCATGACATTATAATAAAACAATGTACCCCTCAAAATTGGGGGGTACTAAGTATCGTACCCACCTTTAAAAACTCATATACGTTTAAATTTGAAAGACTTTTTTTACTGATTAACTTTTTTTATTTCTGGCGGCAAAGTTTCTTGCAGCTTCCTTTGATCCAAATCCCCAGGCTTTAAGTGCTAGCTTTAATCTTGTAGGTTTGCCTGACTTAGATAATAAAGATCCCTTCATACCACCAAACCTCGCAGCAAAAGAAACTCGTCTTGGATTTGTACCAGTCTTTACAGGAGCTTTTAAATTAGAACCCTCTGTACGTTTAAAATATTTTCTACCAGCTTCATTCAATCCACCGCTGGGATTTTGATAAATTTTTTTAACCATTATAATTTCTCTCTAAAAGGGTTGTAGTCATCCTCATTTATCTTAAAGCATTTACACTGTTTTAGTAAAGCACAAAATCCTTTTCTTAACCAAAAAATACATTTGACATTTAACATAAACTATACTCTCCCCTGACCAACATATTCTTTATAAGTTTTATTCTTATTAACACGCTTAGTATGTCTGCCTCTTCTCTTCTTAGGAGATTTTCTTATATGTTTACCTTCAAGATTTTTTTTTGCCATTCTTTTTCTTTAGTTTAATTTTAATGTTAGATCCTTGCTGCGATAGCAACGTAGGTTTCTTTTTAGAATAAGATTGTCCAAACATTGTAGAGATTTGATCAGACATTATTTTTTAGTGAATGCGTCAATGCTAGGTTTTAATCCGTAGATAGCACCGAAGATACCAACGATTAACCATTGATACCAAGAAGGGAACTTACCAAAATAATCAAAGAACAAATCTAATTTAGCTTTAATATTAATATCATCACTAATAACTGCATAAGATAGAACAAGAATAGGAATACAAACAACGATTAAAACAAATTCATCTTTCCATGATTTGTCTTGCTGATCATACACATCTCTTTGATATTCAATCTCACCTTTAGCCATTCGTTCATAGTGTCTTTTTTCAGCTTCAGATTCTAATAGTTCTGATTGCTTATGGTTCTTATAGATCTCAGCACCAGTTTTAAAAACAGTAGGTAATATATTCCACCACATTATATTTCACACTTCCTAACTAAGTTAGCCAGCTCTTCACATCTGCTTGGCGTTTGTCTATACCAGGCTGAGTTAAGCATTTCAGCTGCAGCTCTTGTGTAATCAAATTCGTTTAAAGCTGCAAACATATTCTTAAACTTAGATACACCAGTCTTTCCTAATTGAAATACCATCTCAATAATAACTCCTTTAACAAGCATAGGTAAAGGCTGTGTGCCAACTAATTCTTCCATACCTTGTTTAGCTTTAATAAAATCTTTATCAAACAATGCTTCAAGTATAGCTTTGTCGTAGATAATACCTTCTTCAAAATCATCATCTTCAGTAAGTAGATGACCATAACCAATAGTACCTTTGCCAAGTGAATCTAAATAAACTTTGGCAGAGAAACCTTCGTGTTTCTTTATTCTAGTCTTAACGTCTTCGTAATTCATTTGATTAATATTTTACCATCTTCATATACATATACAATCTTAACATTCATAGTGGATTGTATTTTAGATGGAGATCTATTGATACGATCATTCTTTTTGTGTGCGTATTTAGTAGCTGACTTTCTATATGACACAGTCTTAACATCGTAGTTAGTATATTTTTTTGTCTTAGTATTAAATACAACAAGATCTATTGGACCAACACCACCTAGTGCTGTGAATACAATTAAGTCAGGATCTTTAGCAAAGTGTGCTTGTGCTAATGCCTCTGATACTAAACCCTTGTCTGATTTCTTCATCAGTATTGTAAACCCTTTTAGTTTTTGAATTGAAAGAAACCTATTATTGAACCTGCTATGCTACCAATGACTACTAGAAATGCTATGACACCTTTACCCATACTCACATCAGTTCTAAGATCTTTTACCTCAACTGTAAGATCATCTAATCTTTTAATAATTGTATCCATACGTTCTGAAGAATACTTCTCATAAGAAGATAGTCTTATAGCTGTTGCAGATACTGTCTTGTGTTTCTTTCTCATTGACACACCATATATAGTGTTATCCAAAAGTCAATTATAGATTGTAATTATGTAGATTGCTCTGCTGTTTCTATGCAGTCAAAATGAAAGGATGGTTTGACTTTCTCAAACTGATCTAATGGGAATAGCTTATTCTGTTCTGCTATAAACTCATAACCAGCTATGGTACATTCTCTAAAGGTATCAAACTTCTTAGCTGTACTCATAGTGTCTAAGCAGTTGCCATTAACCATTGAGCAAACTGTAAATACTAATAAAAATTTCATTATGATTAGTTATACTAAAATGTGGATAAGTAAATAAGGGTGGCTATTCACCACCCCCATTATATAGACTACTCGTCTTCGTCTTCTTCTTCGTCTAAATCAAGATCCTCATCTTCTGATTCATCATCATAAGAATCTTCTGGATTTATCTTTAGCTCAAGATCATCAAGGAGATCTTTAATCTCATAGATAATATCTTCAGCTGATTTCTTTTTTTTTGCCATG